GTCTTTTTGTAGCCATCATTGGTGAGTTTTAAAAAGTGAGAATAATCACTATGTACAATTGTACATCCTTCTGGGTTTCAAACGCTGGCATGTCAGCGGGTCAATGATGGGGTTAATTCCCTGAGGCTGCATAAACGCTTTGTTGTAACTGTGTGGTGCCCTGCCACAAACAGTAGTTGTTATCTCAATATACACTCATTAAGGAAACGAGCATTCGCTCGCTTTTCAGATTGGTGTGGGGTTAATGTGTTTAGTTTCATATTAACATAGTACGTTGGGGGGATAGGTTCCTCCGGCTAGGGTCCCTTTTGGGATTGCTTATTTGGGCTACTAAGATCAGTCTCATTAGACTGGCGCCTCGGTTCGCCATTGCCTAGTAACCAACCTTTGGTTTGAAGTACAACGTTGTTGGTATGATTTACATGAACTCGGTATAGGGCCGCTAAGTGGAAACACAACTCCCACATCGTTCGGTGAGATGTGAGGGCATGATATGTCATGTTATCGGGTCAGGCACAATTAACTATGGAGCTCTGTCTGGCTCAATCGGATACGAACGGGGGCTAACCGTTTGGGGCTGATTAAAAGAACGCACAATATATACCACTCCAGGGGATGGTTGTGTGTCAGCGTTAGGGACGCTTTGAGGAACATGGAAACCCTGTTCCACCTGTCAGTTTGTAGTGGTCTTGTCAATAGATGGGATCATGACTCGTTTAGATGTTAAAAACGGGAACATTGGAACCAGATGTAGTGTAATGAGCTTTCTGGAACCGCCCTCGGTTTATTGCTGGGGGTAACGAATACATTAGCAGGCGTGGTAAAGGTCAAGCTCAGACCCAAAAAAGCAAACGAGCTCCCGCTGCGAGCATCCGAGCTCCCGCTGCGAGCAAATCAACTGGTGTGATGTCCATGGCAACGCTTAAAAGCGCACTCAAGAGCGTGTTAACCCAAGGGGGTGGCATAGCTGGAGGTGCTTTGGCGTCTAGGATGGGGTATTCACCCAGTGTTGGCGCTAATTTAGGTTCATCGATGGGTGGCCGTATTAGCCGTATGATTGGGTCTGGCGATTATACGTCATCTATCGTCAATCCACTAGTCAAAGGTGGGGTTGGAGCTACTTCTATGTTCCCCGGTACACGTTCCATCGATTTCTCACATCATGAGTACATTGGTGAACTTTTTGCCGGTCCGACAGCGAATATCTTCAACAACACATCATACGCCATTAACCCCGGATTGAGTGCTTTGTTTCCTTTCGGGTCCAACTTAGCCGACAATTTCGAGGAGTACGAGTTTAAATCACTTGTTTTTCAGTTCCGATCCACCACCTCACCGTACAATTCCTCGTCCGCGATGGGCACTGTCATGATTAGTAGAAATGACAATCCCCTCGCCCAACCTTTTACCTCCAAGATACAAATGGAGAATTCAGGAGAAGCTGTTTCTGGACGGCCTGACGAGGATTTGACGTACGGCATTGAGTGTGAAGGTAAACAGGCCAACAAGCTTTTCACTCGTAAGCAGATGGAGTCACCCCTGACGTCGTACGATTTTGGCACGCTCCAGATCGCCACGCAAACCCCTGCTGGCATCGCGGCAGGCTCCTCTCTGGGTGAAATATGGGCAGCCTACAGAGTTGTGTTGTCAAAACCCAGGGTCAATCTGACACGCTATGGGGCATACCACCTGAGCGGCATCTTCGCAGTCTTAGCTGGTGGTGCTGGTGGTTTTTCTTCGTTAGTGAATGGGACGGCCACTGGTGCCTTTTCTTCGGTCACAGCCATAGCTGCCACTACAAACATTTTGAACATCACCATAAACAATGTTGTTCAGGGAGATGTCTATTGCCTCACTGTTTCAGCTTATGATCAGGCCGTCGGAAACACTTTGGACCTTACCTGCAATCTTAGCAGTGGTCTTGTGAGCTTCATTGGGATGTGTTCTTTGACTTCCCCCAATGGCAGCTCCACCATAGACTCCACCAATGCAGTTGTGGTAACCAATACTCAGACTGTGCTAACCAAGTATGCCACTGTCACTGGCGCCAACAATTCGTCCCAAACCTTCGGGCTTAGCTTTAACCCAAGCGGCGGGGCCAATTCGTCCAGTTCGTACTTCGATGTCACCATCTATTATGTCGGTAATGGAATAACTTCCGCCGGGTTTTGATGGGGCGGCACACATCTTGGAGGAGGTGTGTGCAGTCGAGATTTTGATACAATTTTGACCGCACTTAGTAGTCCATATGGCAGAGGACTAGAAACATTCGCCTCCAGATTAGCTGGATGTCCGTATCGCAGAGGACATAAAAAATTCGCCCACCCCCCTGTTGGTTCATGCTCTTACTTTCAGGAAACAATTTTGTTACAGAGCAAGATCCTCTTTTATGTCTTTTTGGAGTACAAAAAGCGACACGCGCCATATGGGAATATGGCACACCTCAACGGGATGAACGGGTCGTTTACGAACACGGACGACCACTCTCCATCCTGTCGCAGGGTTTTAGTGACCCGACAGCAAGTGTGCGATCTTGAGATCCTGGAGTTTCCCGGGGTATGTGAGACCACAAAGTATGCTTTATGTAGAACCGTAGAGGCTATATCTAGAGCTTACTGTGCTGTCGAATTAGTGCAGCTTGTTTACAACCCTGAAGGGGAGTTCCAAGAAGCGCTGATTGTCACCAATCTATCCCGGCATGTGTTACGCCGTAGAGTTGGAGTTGAGTTGTTGTTTTCGCTGGACTTAGTCGTCCCGAGTCAGCTCAATGGTTCCCATGGGGAATGGACCAATTCAGACGACGTTGACGACATGCGGAGGGTCAGAAAAGAGGCGCGAAATAAACAGAAGCACTCAAGTCTGACTCCCCACAAGAAGAAGACCGGGGAGTTACCCATGATAAACAAACCATGTCGTGAGTTTCAATCCGGCGGGTGTGTTAGAGCCAATTGCAGGTTTATCCACGAGATGTTGCCCGTGGAACTTCCACCTCCTGAGAGCGGTAGTGCGCTCTTGGAGGGGGAGCCTGTTGTTGAGCCCGAATACATTCATGTTTTTGACAATTTTGGTCTATTAGATGGCAAACCACATTACAGTTTACCGGGTATCCCCGGAATTCTTGGAATTGGTGTCACATGGGCCAGAATGGGTGGATTTTTTCAGTTTTCGAGGAGCTTCGGTTCCCGAGAATTGATTGTCTCAAAGGCAATGTATGAGCAGCTCTTCAAGAAACTAGGCATTTTAGCCGACGAGTCTCGAAATTATGCTGCTTTAATCAAGACCGTTAGAGACTTGTTCGAGGGGTATCCGCCCCGCCTGATGGACGACATCGTTGAGTTCTTTGCATACAAGAACTCGACACGTTCTGTCCCGAACAATTCCACCGATATAATCCGTAACACGACCTACTCATTCGCTTGTGGTATGGTTCGCATCTTGCAGGGATCTTATTCCCCAGGTGTAGACTACAAGTGGAATATGAGTTGGCGAATTGTTGGATCCAACGGATTCGCTATGGACATAGAATCTGATATGACGCTTCGGCGTCGTCCTGAGTTTTTGACAAGCAAAGAGGTCCAGGAGACTTCCTCCACTCGTCGAGCTCTGTTTATGTTCTCACCGTACAACGCATTCCAGTATTATTCCAATACTGGGGTGAATGTTTGCAATGCACTTTCACGGTACTTTAAGGCCCGGCCTAATGAGTCCACCATGAAAGAGGCGCAGTTGCAGTTGTGTTCTGGGTTTGACCCTGACATACTGCGAGCCTGTGCCCACATGTGCGGTGCGCGTATCGCGTTTGACAATGGATTTCTGAACTGTGTAACCTTCAGGCCAGTGACGAGGTCTAGAGGTCCCCCTATACGGCAGAATTTTGTTGTCTCATCCGACAATTCTTTCGCGTTGCTTATCCAGAACTTGCATTCTCGATCCAGCACGTTCATATGGCAGAAACTCCATGAGTATCTGTCTGCTAGTGCTATGTCAGTGTACAATGCTATGATAGATTACGTATACACCCCGTTTTATTGGTTGTATGACCGTGCGGATGTGTTGCGTGTGTTTGTCCAGATTCCTCATCCAAAAAGGCTGCTTTACACAAAGTATGCTTCCGATGAGAGTACACTAGACAGGATCATCGAGAATTCATTGGAGTTTGAATCGAAATTTAAAAACGAAGCAGGCAAGGTCGGCAAAGATGGCAGGTTATACGCTACCATCAATGAGGGTACTCTTGTCGATACTGTGGCTTCGGATTTGCTCAAAGTTTCCTTTAAGACTCCGTTGGATTTCGTTCAAGTTTTTGAGAAGGAGCCGTGGTTCATGGGATCGAATTTCCAACCACTTAGCTACGTCGTTGAGTTTTCTGACACTCAGGATTCCGTTTCCTCCGATAGTCTTTATAATAAACTCAACGATTTGCCCGAAAACTCTTACCATACATCTTACTTTTCAGATGATGGTATTTCAGTTCACCGAAGAGATGGTGGTACAGTCTGGTTAGAGACTGACATCTCATCATGCGACGCCTCTAATGGGTTTGCTCTCTTTGCCGCAGTCAAGCAATTGGGAGCCCTTCATGGGGTGGGCTTGCCCCTAGATCAACTGCTAGTACAGTGTTCTAGGGCCACTACAGTCCGTAATCCTTGCAACCGGGAAGAGTTTCTCAAGTTGCTCCCAATGTCCTTTTTTGAGTATTCAGGAACCAGGTTGACAACCGTTCTGAACAATTTCGCTTCATTAGCAATTGCCTTAGGAACTTTCCGTGAGTTGTGCGAAACCGGGGGAGGGAGGTACTCAGTCGCTCTTACAAACGGAGCCCTTCGTTACGGCTGGGTTCTCACTGTCGAGCAGAAGAAATCATCCAACGCTGTTACTTTCTTGAAAAGAGCGTTTAATGGCCGCCGCTCCTGGTTGGTTTACGGGTGTATTTTGAGGTCTTTTGGGATTGTGAATGGGACTTTGACTCCCCAAGCATTTGGATTAGAGAAGAAGGTCTTTGAAGGTTTCAACTATAGTCAGTTGACCGATACAATGATCAATACCGTCGCAGACTCCTTAGTGAACGAACCACCATCCTTGCTTACCAATGCCATCCTTGAGAGATGCGGGAGAGCAACTCTTCCAGAGGAGTTGTCCATCTCTGACCTCCAGGACCGGTACGGAGGCGAGTATTGTGAATGGTCAGAGTTATACACAGCAGTATCAGACCTTAGGTTTGGTGATGTCATTCGACTCCCAATTTTGGAGTCAATTTTTTCCGTTGATTATGGGGTTTCCCCAGTTCTGCAAGGAATAGTTGAACCAGATGGGAGATTTCTCAATGACGCATTGAATGTGTTTTAGTGTAAATATCCGCGATTTTGTTTCCCAATAACTGTACGAGGTTTTGGATGCCCAGCTATATGCTGGAAGAACACACACTGTTGTTTATCGGACTCGAGAAAAAGAAAAATAAAAAAGAAAAAATTAAACAATCCAGTCCCGATTAGCAGTTTTGTGTTGGCGTTTAAAAACCAAAAGTTTGGTTCCAGCCTGATTTGCTGGTTTGCCAGGTGCAATACCTCTTTCCTGTTTAAGACAATAAAC